TGGCAATATGTAGCATGGCGTGAAGATAGTTCTGGTCAATCGAATAAAAGCGATTGAGACCTTGCATCTTACCAATATATTCTCGAAAAGGCACGAAACCTTCTCGTGCTTTCTTCATGCCCTTTTGTGTATAGAGAACAACACCAGAGTTGAAGACTTTAAGTTTCTTCTCTTCGTTGCGTGGCATGTCTGTCTTCCAGACATCTTTACAAATCTTTGCCCATGCTTCGTCGCCTCTTGAGTTGATACCGCCTGTTGCTTCGTGACGTAACTTCTCTTTGTGTGTCTCTCTACAGATACCAATCTCTTCGATGTTCTGTTCGAAGATGTTCTCGTTCAGATTGTCAACAGGAATGATATCGAGGTCACAGAAAAGAATGTTATCATATTTCTCATAATACTCGGGATTGTAAATAGGCTCAAATGCATTATAATATTCGGGAATGTTACACTTATCATTTGCCCACGTTGGATTCAGATTGAACTTATAGTCTGCACCAATGCTCTTTGCGTAGTCGCTCATAAACTGTTTACCGACTTCGACACCATGCGGCATCTTCTTACCCGGCATTACTGTCCAATACTGATAGATTAAATTTTTCATGATGCTCTTTCATAGAACTTATCGATACGACCCACTTGAGCGAACTCTTTGTAACCCAGTTGTTCCATCTTCTTATAAAAACGTTTATTGTAGTTCTCATCAGCCGCAATTTCAATCTGCATGATTGGTGAACAACGCTCAAGTAGGTTCTTCATACCATCAAGCACAGGCAGATTGTAGCCCTCAACATCAATCTTAATGAAGTCTACGTCCTGAAAGTCAAACTCGTCAACTGCACGACAGGGAAAAGATGTTGTTGGAACAAACTCGTTCTTGCGATACAGATAGTCAATGATGCCTTCATGCACAACTGCACAACCACCGGAGTTGTTCGTATTGATAAACATATCGACTGTGCCAGTCTTATCAGACACAGCATATGGATATAGAGTTACATTGTCTAACTCAGCAGTGTTATGTTCAAAGCAGTCAATGTGAATAGGCTCGAATGTATGAACTTGCTCAAAGTGTTTCGCAAAGCGAATTGATGTAATACCGATATGTCCGCCCAAGTCAAGACAAGTGCGATAGTTTTTAATTTTCTTTTGCGCTGTCTCGAAGTGTTCTCGGTCCCATTCAAGACCATTACGAAACTTCCATGAGTTGTCGCCTTGAGGATACTTTAGATTCATGTTCTTTCCCATTTTACATACATTCTGTTTTTATCTGGCATAAACTCAGTGACTTTATAACCTGTTGCTTCTGAAAGCATTATATGGTAATTTATATGCCAATTAAAGAACGGAACCTGACTAACTTTGTCATTGCCGTGGTCAGGAAATCCAGGATTACATCTCCAGTAGATACGCGACTTATCTTTCATGCAGAACTTAGTCAAGTTATCGATTTGTTCTGCAACGTCTGTGAACTCACCAAAGTTAATACTACCTAAACAGAACGCAACATCAAACTTTTCGTCAGGTCGATAGTCTTCTATTGCTACTTGTTCGTCAGACCCAATGTCTGTAATATCGATACCATGCAAGTTTTTAATGTGTCTCTTAAAAGGATTAACCCCACAACCCACGTCAAGCACAGATTCCTTATCATTAATTTCATCTATTAATCTCCATCCTGTCCAATAATAACCATCAAGTCCTGCTGTGCGAGAACTCGGCCAATCGTAGGTGAAATAGTCCTTTAACCATTCTCTGTTGTAGGCAACCATATGTAATAGTCTCGCTTTCCATCATTATGTTTCTCAAGTTTGTGTTCTTCAACAAACTCTCGTATGAGCATGTTCTGAAGATTAATCTGTTCCATCATATTATCGTCGTCTCTGTAAAACCCCTTGTAGTTAGGATATGTGATATCCCAACCACCCGCTTGATGCCACCAGTCAAAACACTCTTGGTCTGGTTTTATGACCATGTGAATAGGACAATTGAACTGTGTAAGATAAGGTAGTTGAAATGCAAAAGTGTGGGACTTGATGACACGAATGCCTTCACCACTAAATGGTTTGTCCCACTCTTCTTGGTTGTTACGAAACTCCATATGTGGGTCAAAGTATGCTCCACGATGAAGTAAGTCACGAGCGCCATCTCGTATTGTTAGCCAATACTCTCGTTCAGGTGACCTGTCAGTCGTATCAATGTCAGTCCGAGTGTATAGATGGTCTTCTACATACCCACTCCAACGACTGCCAGGCGCGCCTGTGACGAAAATGTATTTACTCAACAAGACTCTCCTTGTATATTGCATTAAGACCTAATGCCTCACGATTGAACTTCACCAAGGTTTTTAGTGCTTCAGGAGTAATAAATGTCATGAGTGTATCACGATGCTCATTACCCCATCCTCCAGTATACCAATCATAGTCACCAACTTTCTTCTGAATAGCGGCGATTGATTCTGGATTACTTGCGACTTTATTTAGTGCTTCTACAAATCGGTCACGATTAGGATTACCCTTACGCACCCACAGTGCTTTCTGCATACCATCACGAAATGACTTTACAAGTTTGTATGCGTCATAGAAGTTGCCCTTAGGATACTCACCCCACTTTTGATAGAACAAGTCTTCGAACTGATAGCCTGGATAATTAGGGTCATCAACATGCTTACCGTCTACAAGAATACCGTGATGAAACCACAGTTCTGCGTTCGGGTCTTTTGAGACATGTTTCTTGTATGCGGCAGGGTTCTCACGAGTCGCATTGAGTTCACCTCGACGAAAGGCAAGTCTGCGTTCACCGCCTGACATGCCTGCTACCCACTTTACATTATCTTTGAAACAAGAAACATAATCGTCAATGTTACCACACATCAACATGGCAATTGCAAACGCTTCGGGCGTTTGACCTGAACCAGCAGAGAACTTAACAGGCATCTCAAAGTCTTTACGCTTTGCTACAATGATATTCAGATTCATCAGCCCGATACTGTCATAGTCTGCATAGTTGTAATCAACTTCTTCGGTCAGAAACGACACACCATTGCCGCCATGTGATACCATGATGTGATTATCTAGATACTGATAACCATTATGAAATTCATTGAACCCACCAATGTCACGAGCAGACGGATGATGGTCAAGAACAACTTCTTGACCTAGATATTTTTCTAGTTCTTTTGCTACGATTGATGCCCAGACTGATGTTCCGCCACCTACTTTCTGTGGAACAACGAGAACAACACCATTTTTATCTTCTAATATACCCGTTGCCATTGCTGGCGTTGTAAAGACTAAACATAGTCCAATTGCGATTTTTTGAATAATCCCCATGAGAGAACTCCTAAAGTTAAGATAATTAATGTTAGAAATAACGGACGTGTAAGAAGAGACTGTATGTCATAAAGTGACACAAGTTGTATTGTCATGTTCTCGATACGCTCGGATAATATAAAGCCAATCAATAATGCGGGTCTACTAAATCCAAATTTCTTACAAGCAAAACCCAGAATACTTGCAACAAACAATATAACATAATCTTCCCAGCCACCTGTGTATTGAACACATGCCCATGTCACGAACATGAGCAGAAGCGGAAAGTAGTATTTGTAAGGAACTCTTGCTATCTTAGAGATAGTCGAATTGAAACACAAACAAATTACTGCAACTATTATACTAGCACATATGAAGCCAAATGTCAATGATGAAAAGAACTTTTCGTCATACATCAAATCAATCGAACCAAGTTCGAAATCAAGATATGCAAAGATTGACATAAGAACAGCCGCAAATGATGCACCTGGAATGCCAAACAAAACAGTCGGCAACATAGATGTGGCTTTCTGTGCATTGTTAGCGCCCTCGGGCCCAATCACTCCTCGAATGTTACCTTTGCTAAAGGGAACGACAGGATTCTTGGTCGTCGCTATGCTTTGACCATAAGCAATCCAATCTGCAACAGCACCACCCAGAGCAGGTAATAACCCAATGAATGCGCCGATGACTCCGCCTCTTAGTGCAAGCCATCTATTCTCCCATACAGCAAGAATGCCTTCTTTTGTTTGACCCTCTCCCTCAGGATAAGGAGTCGTCGAGCCACGCTTGAGACCTGCTACCATTTCTGGCACAGCAAATAGTCCTGCTACGATGGCAATCAATTGAAGACCATCTTCTAGATAGAACCATCCACCAGTAAAGCGTTGGCTTGCTGTATTGGGGTCAGTTCCAATTGCACCCATAAACAGACCCAGAGCAAGAGCAATCAGACTACGCAATGCATTGTTACTTGATATGAAAACGACACAAGCAAAAGCAAGCACAGTGAATGCCCACAGTTCGGGTATACCGAAGTATGTTATGAGTGTAATGTAGTATGGAAGAAAGAAGAAGACCAGCGAACCCCACAACAAACCATTTAATGTGCTTGTTGTAACAGCCGCTGAAAGAGCGTAAGTAGATTTACCTTGTTGCGCTAATGGAAATCCATCGACGACAGTAGCCGCCGCACTATTAGCACCAGGTATTCCAAGAAGAATTGCTGTATAACTGTCGCCAGTCGTAGATGCGGCTACGACTGCCATACAGAATATCACTGCAAGATATGGGTCTGTAAACAGATGCAAAAATGCAAAGACTGTTACCAGACCTGTTGTTGCTCCTGCCGCTGGTATGATGCCAACAAGCAAGCCATATAACGTGCCTAGCAATAAGGC